CCAATAGCAAATCTTACTTTTGACGTAGCTAAAAATATTTTATTAAAATCTGGCAGTACGGGAATTGCATCTATTTTGTTTTCGGAAACAGGAACACCCTCTTCTACCGATGTTGAATTTGGTGGCATATTGAGATATAATGGTATTCTTGATAGAATGGAATTAGTAACAAGAGATAATTTAGGTGGTTCAAATGTTACGAATACAGGCTTAACAATGGATAGGATTACAGGAAATATTGGTTTATTAAAACCTACAACTATATCCTCAACCTTAACCGTCACAGGCGCAATAACCGAAGACGGCAACAATGTCATGACTAACCTTGACACGGTTAGTCTAAGTAATCGTATTGATGCAAAATTAAATAAAACAGATACGGCATCTCTTTCCAATCGTATTGACCTAAAATTAAATAAAACCGACACGGCTTCGTTATCAAGTCGCATTGATGCAATAAACTCAGGTGGAAATCAAATTGCGGCAAATAATAATACAAGTCAAACAATCGGTAATTTATCTGGAATAAGTAATTACTATTTAGGTATTACAAGTGATGCAACTATTACTATTACGTTGCCTTCTCCATCTTTAAATAACAATAAAATGATTACTATTAAAAATACTGGCACGGGTGCGGTTAATTCTGCAAGTTCAAATGTTCAACCTCTTGTAAATCCAACACCACCAGCAACGCTTCAAAATACAAATGTAATACTTGTATCGGGTGGAGGTAAATGGACTACAATGGTAAGCAATGGATTTGAATGGGTAAAGATGGCTGGTAATTAATAACTAAAAAACAAAAACATGAAACAACTCCTTTCCCTCTTCCTCTTCCTTTTGCCTTGCCTTGCATGGGCACAGTACCCGAGCAATGGTAACCAAAAGATAACGCTCGGAGAACAGACCACTGCCGATGGGCTTATTTGGCGGGGCGTGGCTGCCGATACCACATTGACCGCAAAGAGCGACACGGCTGCTTATTTTGTGCTTGATACGGTTAATAAAAAGCTATACTTTTATAAAGCATCTGCAACTCCAAAATGGAATGAGATAAGCGGCTCTGGTGGTGGTGGTGCTGGAACGGTTACAAGTATTACAGGAGGCACAGGCTTAACAGGTGGCACAATAACAACATCGGGAACACTTGCTGCTGATACCAATTTTCTTGTAACAAGATTTGACACGGCTTCGATGCTTACAAATTACTACCGTAGCGGCAGAACTGGAATAATACAAGCATCCGATGTTCCAACCTTAAACCAAAACACAACAGGTAGTGCAGCAACTTTGACAACAAGTCGTACTTTTCAAACAAACCTTGCATCAACATCAACTGCCTCATTTAATGGTAGTGCAAACGTAACACCTGGAGTAACGGGAACTTTACCTGTGGCAAATGGGGGAACGAATGCCTCAACCTTTACGTCTGGTTCAGTTGTTTTTGCTGGAAGTAGTGGAACATACACTCAAGATAATTCAAATTTATTTTTTGATAATACAAACGATAGATTAGGAATTGCCACAAATACCCCAACACAAAAATTGCACGTTGTTGGAAATGCTTATATAACCAGTAAAATTGGTGTAGGTTTAGACCCGTTTGGTATTGGTGGGGCGGTTTTAGGCCTACAAACAACAAACAATAATACCGAATATTTTAGAGGTTACAATGCATCTGGTTCAACGAGATTTGGTTGGGATTTAGTAAGCGACGAAGCAGTATTAACGCTTTTTGGCATAAATAACGTTGTAATGCGTACAAATGGCAATTCTTATTTAAATGGAGGTAACGTCGGAATTGGAACTACAACTCCAGCCGTTCAATTTCACACAACAAGCAACGTAAGATTTGCAGGTTTGACAAGTATAACTGATTTACGGACAGATGCGGATGGAGATTTGTTTAATGGTTCTGATTTTAATTTAAAAAACTCTATTGATACAATAAATTTTGGCTTACAAGATGTTTTAAAATTAAAACCAGTACAATTTAATTGGAATGATATTTCAAGAAATTTAAACGAATACAAAAATTTAGGCTTTATAGCACAAGATGTTATGGACGTTATCCCAAACGCTGCTTCTTCAATGGGCGATGGAGATATGCAAGTAGATTATAATGCCATTGTTGCAACACTCACCAAAGCCATACAGGAGCAACAAGCCCTCATCAAAGCCCTTGAACAAAGAATTATTAACCTCGAAAATAAATAAAATGAGATACCTATTTTTATTCCTTCCCTTGTTTTCCTTTGCCCAAGACGTTGTCAAAGACACGGTGTACATCCAAAAACAAGGAAACATTTATTACATTATTCAGCAAACGACTTTGTCTGATAGCACTGTCACAGGTTCAAAGCAAATATTGGGCGATTCTGCAACTGCCATTCAAAGCCTTGTTACCGATGCTGAAAGGCAAAGCAACACATTAGCCATTCATGCAAAGCCTATTATCACAAAGGGCAAAGCGGTGCAAAGGATTAATTACTACAATGATTTGCACGTTCAAATTAGTGGTAAGCCTGTGTATTTTACAACGGCACAAAGAGACACGGCAAAGTTTCTTGGAGACTGGAAATTAAATTTTAACGGTGAAATCATTGATGGTAAGATTGAGTTAAATGTAAACAAGCGTTTAATTTTTAACCCAGACAATGGCAAGGTTTACACTATTTCAACCAACCTACTTTTATCTACATTTACCAATCAAATATCCTTTGCCTTTAACGGTATTAAATACGACTTGTATAAGTACGCTGAGGGCAAATTTGCAACGGTGGATGGAGATGTGAGATTTATAAAACTTGAATAATGAAGACAACCTTAATCAACCTTTTGCACCTTGGATGGGAAAAGATAACGTATGCCATTTGTTGTGGATGGATATTTTCCTTCTTCATTCCTATTAAGGGATTTTTGACATTTAGTGTATTTGTGGTTTTTGCTGACATGGCAACGGGAATCATTGCGGCAAAGAAAGAGGGGGAAAAGATAAATAGTCGTGGGCTTTACAGGACTATAGAAAAAATAGTAGTGTATTTTTGTGCTATCCTTATTTTTGAAGGTGCAAGAAATACTTTTAGCCTTCCTTTCAACATTACATACATGGCAGCGTTTTTAATTGCAACCGTGGAGTTATATTCTATTTCAGAAAATATAAAACGTATCACAGGCGTAAATCTTGGCGTTTTAATCACACGTTTTTTTAATCGTTAAAATAAATAATATGCAGACTAATTTAAAAGAAGCCTTAAAAAATGCAGACACAATTTCCAGTCCTTTAGGTTCAGTAAGTTGTTATGCTTTCAATTTTGCGGAACTTGCGCAAGAGGTAAATGTACTTCTTACTGACGATGGAAATAAAATCAAATTTACCTGGCGAGAATATGTTAAACTTGCTCAAATCATTTGGGATAAAATTAAAGAAACAAGCCGCGAATGTGCTGGCAAAGAAATTGAAGTAAAATTACCTGCAAAGTTAGGTTTGATTAGTGCAGCATTTGCATTAATAGGCTTTAAATTATAGGCGCAGAGAATCGCTACCTTATGCGTTTACAGGGCGGTGCATTGATTTGCGTCGCCCTTAAAAATATAATATATGAAAGCAAATAAATTTTGTGTTTTCCTTGACGCTGGACATGGAGGCATTGACGCAAAGAAAAAGTTACCTTTTAATTATACGACTTATCCATCAAAGTGCTTCCAGCATAACAACTCAATGTTCCACGGTTACGGCTGGTTTTTTGAAGGAGTGTTTAACCGTGAAGTGGCGGCAAAGATTGAGCAGTATTTAAAGGACTGGGGAGTGTCGGTTATCAATGTTTACGACCCCGTGATTGATGTTAGTCTAACAAAGCGCGTAGCAAAGGCAAACATGAACGCCCAGAATTATGAAGCTTCGTTGTTCCTTAGTATCCACGGCAACGCGGCAACACCAACGGCAAGGGGCTTTGAAGTGTTCACATCAATCGGACAAACAAAGGCTGATATTTACGCCACCTTCCTTTTTGATGAGGTCAAAGAGGCTTTTCCAAAGTGGGTTTATAGAATGGACACGATTGACAATGACCCAGACAAGGAGGCTAATTTCTTTGTACTTAGCCAAACAAGTATGCCAGCCGTGTTGTCGGAAAACGGTTTCTTTACCAATTATAAAGACGCGTTAATGATGTTTGACCCAGTATTTCAGAATACATTGGCGCTTTGTCACGCCCGTGCGGTGGTTGATTACGCAAAGACGCAAGGGGTTACCTTTTAAAATGGAAAGGGTTGACGCAACTGCCAACCCTCTAATTCACCACTCCTAAACTAAATAACATAAAACAAACGTAATCAATTTCTTAGTTTATAATTTGATTTATAATTTTCAAAGATAAATTTGTGACGGTGTCCCCGTCCGTGCTTTTATACAAACGGTAAGCTATTGTAAGCATTCGACCTTTGTCCATTGCCATCATTGGCGGGTTTAAGTCTGGAAGCAAAGGTTCAAGATAAAACTTTAATAATGCAATTTTGCTATTTAAACCGTCTGAATATCTAATCGGTTTCGGATAAGTTTTAGCAATCATTTCAATTTCCTTCCAAGTGCTGATTTCAATTCCGTCGATTAATTCGTTATTTCTTTTCATGTTTTTGGTAATTTTTAGCCTGTAAAGCAAGAGTAAAACAATCTATTTCGTCTTGACTTATTTTGGCTGTTTTAAAATTTGGTTCAAACTTGTAACCTTCGCTTTGGAAGATTTTCATAAATATTTCCTTTCCCCATTTCTTGCCCTTTTGCTCAGGGCTGATATTGTAGCCCTCGTAACCGTTTTCTTTTATCCATTCATAGGCAATACGCGAAGCGCCTTGATTCATGCCGACGTTTCGGGACATACGGGAAAGGATTGCGCGGTTAATGGAAGAGTTGAAAGTTACATTTTGAAGGCTGGAATCTTCCACCAGTACAACAGGGCTTTCGTATTGCGTCCACTTTGGAACGTCGAGGATAAAATCCACGAACCTTTTGTATTTCGTGAATCTTACCTCTTTGCCTTGAATGATGCAAGCCGCCATTCCGTTTAATCTAATCGCTGGGTCAACCCCGATGTATGTCCTCAAAGTGTTATTGTTTGGAACGAAGTTACATAACCCTTACTTTCTTTAGGTGCATCTTCCGTGACTTTTTTTGCAGCGACCCTTCTTTTGCGTCTTTTGATTACTTTTGGCTCAACTAAACCGTATGCTTCAACCCCTTTGTTGACAAAATTTATTTCCAAAAGGTAGCCAAAACATACGATTGTTCCAACAAAAAAGAACATTGTAATAAATTCCGCTCCAGAATACTTTTCCATTAACCCGAAGAAAACTTCGATTAAGGCTATTACCGTCGCTCCTAAGGCTATTTTAGGCGGGAAAGGGCTTCTACCTTTGGTAGGGTTAAGAAAGTCCATGAAAACGACTGCAAATCGTCCAAGTTGTAAAATGGTGGAAGCAGTAATTGCAATCCAGAAATTAATTGGTAAAAAGATGGCAGTTAAATAAGCATTGACCCCGTAGGTTAATACTATTGTCAAAAGCATAATCGTTGGAATGTTGTCGCTAATGCTTTCAAAAGTCCATTTGAACTGGGTGTTGGTAAAATTCTTTTCCATTTGTTTTGTTTGTTAAGTGGTGAAAAAAGTAGGGCAGCTGGGGGACTGCCCTGTCAGGTGATTATTTAGTTTTCGTTTCTGATTATTTTAAAATCTTTAAAGGATTTTTGATAGTCAGCAAGAGTCCCATAACTGTTCCTGTTTGGGCAAAACCAACTTTTTTCAGTTACTCTTGTTATTGTCCTTTCTATTTTACTACCCGAATTATTAGTAAACGATACAGTATCACCTACTTTTAGATTCCAAATATTTGTTTTTACGCTTGTCATTATGTTGTTTTTTAAGTGGTGAAATATTGTTTTGTTTGTTTCGATATGTAAATATATAAATAAATATTTAAACAAAAAAATATTTACACAAATAAATAAAAAAAAAGTTAAAAAACATTGTAATCTTTCTTTAAAGGAAAGTTATCCCGTTTGATTTGCCAGTATTCAGCCATTAATGAGGCACGGAATTTATAATCCCTGTCGGTATGATACCCAGATTTATAAACGCATTTACAAATAGATTCGTACAATTTAATTCCCTTAATCCTGTAATTTGCCTTTTTACAAGCCGCGTATCTTCCTGAGTTTAAAACACCAGCCCAAAGGTTCATACCTTCCTCCGTGGTTTCTGCGCTCATAAACTTTGCCTTAATGTATTTATCTCTTCCTTTAATTACTTCGCGCGTCTTGTAGGTTACCGATTGTTGACCTTTCAAAGCCTTAACACCTCCAGCATTTGCGTGCTTGCGCCAAAGTTCTGTTTCAACGCCTTGACTGGTTGCCTCGATGATGAAAAAGGAATAAATCATTGACACGGGAAAATCTGTTAAAACGTGGACGTTCATTAACATACTTTCGTAGCAGTAGGCAAGGTAAATTCGGCGAAGCTTCGCCCTGTCAACTTTTGCAAGGTTGCGAAAACCTCGTCCTTCCAATGTTTGCCTAAGTTGTAACCCTGATAACTTGCGCACCTCGTAACCGTACGAGCGTGACCCGTAGGCGGCTTCGTCAATCTCTTTGTCCTCAGCCTTCGCGGGAAAGGTCAACGTCGTTATTTTATGAACATAAACCGTGTCGCGTTCAATGACAGGCACAAAAGATGTGTACTGGTAATTTGTGTTTATCGGGGAATAAATCAACCCGATGACAAAAGCAATGCCGATGCCAGCGGCTACCTGATACGGCAGCCGCGTATTTTGTGGAACGTAAGTTTCTATTATTGGCTTTTTCATTATACCGTCGTTACTTGTTCAGCAAAAAAGTATCCACCATCATACTCGATGGTTATGTCGTTGGCGTCTGCAATCACGTTGCCATCGCAATCGCGAACAAGTCCACCCCATTCAAACTCGTCTTCGGGAAAATAATTTTCATTTAGCATTGAGGCGTAAAATCTTTCTACGGCTTCGCGTCTTGAAAAGGCTGCAATTTCTTGACATAAGTCTTGATACCTTTTAGCGTTGCCTGTGTACATTACTGAATAAATGTTCTTTGTCATTTTGGTTGTTTTTTAAGTTTTAAAAATTTGCAGTTGGTTTGGATGCTGCACCCCTTTTGTTTTATAATAAATTTCTTGCGCCAATTAACTGGTTTTCATTGAACTTGCATTCTTGTATCGCTTTCCTTAAACAATCGGAATAACCTATTCCAGAAGTTACAATAAAATGAGATTTACTGGCACGTCCTTCTTTTAATGCACCTGTTTTTGTTGTCGCTTGCTTTACGGTTGGAAATGATGTGTATAAAAATCTCCATGTTTGAATCTTGTTTTCCATGATTGGTCGTTTTTGTTATTTTCAATATGTAAATTTAATTTAAATTATTTACATAAAAAAATATTTACAACATTATTTTAAAAAAAAAATCCCGCACCAATAAGATACGGGACAAATTTCAACCAAATGATGCAATACTTATCTCTTTCTCAGGTACATCAATTCCCAGTTCTTTAAACTTTTTTATCGCATCCTCAATACTTTCCGCGTCGGTAATAATTCTCCCGCTTTTCCATTTTTTTCATATTTCATCAGTACCACTTTTTTACAAGGTCAACAATGAAGTAAATGGCAAAAGCCAAAGTTAAGATACCTCCAGCGGCTACAAAGATGGCGGCGGCGTTCCTAATTAATTTTTCTCGTTCTCGTTCTGTAAGCATTTTTTTTGTTTTTGTTTTTTACGATACTCAGCCTGATAAGCCTTTATTTTTTCAATGTGTTTGTAATAATACGCCTTGTTTTTTTCGTAGTTTAAATTTTTGCACCTTGTTTTATTCTCCTCGTATATCCTTTTTTTGTTCTCAAGGTTTTTTAACCGCCTTTTTTCTCTTTGAAAATCGCTCATGTTTCGATAGTAGGTTTTCATGTACTCAGATTTCCATGCTTTTTTTTCTTCCTCAGTCATGGCTGCTTATTTAAAAGAGTGAAGAAAACTTTTATAATTGTCGCTTATCTCTTTGCACGTTTGCTCAATTAAAACAATGCCTTTTAATAAGTCGTCCATTTCAAATGTATGCCTAATTTCATGGCTTTCACCCGTGAAAGATAAACCGTTTTTGCTTCTCTTTGTCCCTAACCAGTTGATTTGACTTTCGGGGATTGATTCACCGTTGACAAACATCGCCAAAGCGTACACTTTCATTTGAAGACTATCTTTTAACGTGTCCATTGTCCAAGGCTTTCCTGAGGTTTTAAAATCAATTACCCTGTTATTTGTAACGTCCCACGCGTCGATAAAACCTTTTACTTGAATATCATTAATACTAAGGCTTATTTCCTTTTCAGCCTCGCAACCTTTGAAACTTTGAATCTTGTCAATGTAAAAATCGGGGAAGGTTTCCATTATAATTCCATCTTTGATATACGCTTCGGTATCTTCGGCAAATTGTTTTCCAAAGTTCATGTAAATAGATGGTTCTTCTGGAAGGTTAAGGAAGTATCGGTTTATGTATTTTTGGCGGTCGGAATACCAAAGGTTTATTTGACTAACTGAAATGTATGGTTTTGGTAGTAGCATGGTTATCTTAATTTTATACTTTTAAATAAATCAATTATATTTTTTACTGAATCGTATGAATCAATCTCAAACCCATGCGCTGCCCAGTC